CTAATATCTTATGAGTCATCCTTGTGACCATTGGTCTCAGTCTTCAAATAAGACTTTATCAATGTAATAAAGGTTACAACTGAGGTAAACGCAGCCATCACGGCTGTGCGCACGTGCCGACTGAAAGCCGACAATCGTGTTGGAGTTGGTTTATGACCAACCTCTGGCCGAGAGTCACGTTCGGACGCAACCCGTGGATACTTATGACTCCATTCCATAACAGAGTCATGGAAAATGAAATCAGAGTTTTCGAGGTTAGAGTTAGAGTGGAGAATTAACCACTGTAATTCGAGCTTAGAAGCTCTATTATCAGGGGTGCCACCTCTTAGCTGAGGGCGTACCTTCCAGCTTTCAAGCAAAGGCGGTTCTTTTAACGAATTGCCAAAAGCTCTGAAGCTTACTGACAACTCTCTTTTCCTCTCTATATATGGCATGTCTCGTACTACAACAGAATCGTAGCACGCACCAAGTTTCCTATGAAACGTGGCGTAGGTTATATCAGGAATAGGTTCACGCCGTTCAGGCATGAGCATGGACTGATATTGACTACCATCCAAAGATACATCACTATCCCACACCATTCCTAATCCTTTAGGAGGGGGTAACGAAGCCAGCAACTTTACTTTCTCGCGAAAGCGAGCCGGCACAAGGTTAATTGCCTTATCACCATAACGCCAAAGAAGATCCAGTGGATTACGGGTCGAAAACAACAAGCGATTTATTTTGGGGAATTTCCAACTCCTCACCAGCCCGTCTGTCGTTACCAAACGAGAGGCGAATTCCGTCAGATGTGTAGAACATATAGTCTTTTCTACTGAAACATCGCATCCCCAGACAGTGTCTAGGAATTGAGCATAGGCTTCTGCTAAATGTTCAGTGACTAGCACATCGTCACCTAAGACCACAAAATGGTCATTGTCCAACCCGAGTTCCGAAGCTAAATGGCTCAGGCGAAGGCCGTGCGTTATAGAAAATAACGCGAAACTAGGACCAAGTCCTAGCGGTTGGCCTTTAGTCCAGGTCAAGTACTCCTGATTGCGCCCAGGTCCAAATAGGACCCAGGACCCGCGAGCTATAGCAACAAACAGTTCTATAGTGGCCATGTATTCCTCATACAGAGGGCTACTTTCCGGCGGAGCCAGGTGTTTAAGGAGTGCAACCTGATCATCCAGTGGCATTGTGTCACTGGCGTTGGCTAGATCAAAAGCAAAAAGTTTGATTCCAGCGGCCAGCTTAGCTTCTGCCCATCGCACCCCTCTACTCTGATCAAAGGTACAATCCCAAGACAGGATTGTCCTTGACACTTCCATCAGCCAGTTCTTGAGCTTAGAAAGCGCCACCTGATACATTCGTAATGGGTTGGCGACTGCACGCAGTTTCATTCCGCGCTCTTGGATAAAACCAATCGACCCAACAATAAGTTCGGTCTTCATCCGTTTTATCAACAAAGAGTAGTTGTGTTTCTTCATCGACAAAAGGATTTTCTGGCCATTATCAATTGCGCCAAAGGCTGAACGTACATCGAGAACGGATTTTACCAGTCCGGCTTTCTTGCATACTGCAACGAAACGCTTCGATTTCAGAAGAGTATTACCCGAAATAATAAAATCGCGTATATGATCCGAAGTTGTTAAGGAGTTCTCGTAAACCGAAGTAATCTTTCCATAACCATCTTTCGATGGGAGAAAGGTACAAACGTGTTTATTCGCGGAACTTACCCAATAGTCAATACGATCGTAATGGGCATTACGCCACAGCGATCGTATCGCATACCGCAAAGCGGCATCGACCTTCCAAGGTGGAAGGTCACCATTGGGCCGGGGCTCCCGGACTGCTGTCAGAAACTTCGACAGCTGTTTACGGGAGGGCGTCCCCAGCCGGATGTAGGCAGTGTATAATTGCAACACCGTCATCATCTTATTCACAACTTTGTAGGCAAAACCTACGGTCCACAAAGCTCCAAAAGAGCCTCGTGGACGCCCATCCTGCCGGCAGTTAACGCCTTTAGAACGGGGTAACCGAAACTCAACGTTACCCGCGTAATGCTGCAAGTAAAGTTGTTTGATAGATTTTATTCTATCTACGGTCCACTCTGGACCCGACATATGCTCCCATCGTTTTATATCCTTAAGGATAGGAACAGAAATATTATGTGGGATCTCTAGTGTATCAAGGATGCGAAAGATATTAGTTGTGCTTATAACTGAATAAGTGGACTTATCCGTCATAGACCTAAGCCTCATTGTAGGTAAATGGTGTAGGACAGCAGCAACTGTTAACAGTTGTTGTAACAAGCCATCAGATGAACTGAGAGCACCGGTGTTACCCGGAGGATTGGACCCGCAAG